ACCACCGCCAACTACGGGCAGATTGACTCGTGGCCCTGGTCCAGAAGCACCTCCGCCTCCGCCTAGGGTTCGTATTACAGAGGAAGCGCCCAAGCCACCAGCCCCAACAGCTGATCTTTCTGGGTTGTCTGGGCGTGATCAGGCAGAACTTAACACTGTTTTGAAAGACTTGAAGAACAGAGTTGTTTCTCCAGACTTCAAAACACCTACACAGGCTGAGATCGCAGAGGCTGTAACGAAGGCAACTGGTGGCAGATTTACACCTCCAACTCCAAAAGTTGCCGAGCCTTCGCCGCCAAAGGCAGAGCCTGTTGTGCCAGCGCCTACAGGCGGAATGTCTAGAGCCAAAAGAGGAACTGGCGAAAGCGGATCTCTTAGCCAACTCTTCCCAGTTGGCGGTGGAACATCACAACCTTCACCAGATGAGATGGACGAGTTTGCTAGTAGGTATGGAAACAAGCGCCCGCGCTCAGATGGTGGCCCAGCGCCTTCACTCCCCGTACCAAGCGACGATGATTTTAAAATAACAAGCCCTGGCGGCCCAGGCGACATGTCTAGATTCGATTTGATGAAAGCGGAAACTGGAGGCAGAGGCGGCATCAACCCAGGCATGGGTGTATATCGTCCAGATGGTACAGAATATCGTCTAATGGATCCTGATTTTGATTATCAATCCATGATGAGAGGTGAGTATCCTACCAAAACAGACAAGCTCGGTAGTGGACAAGTTGAAGTTCCAAGCATTCCTGCGCCCCCTGATGCACCTACAACGCCTTCTGTTGTGACGCCAGATGAGCTTAGGGCTATGGCAAAAAGGCTAACAGAGGCTGCTGCAGACCCATCAACTACCACAAGTGAATTGATGGCTTTGAACAAACAAGTTCAAGATGCGACAAAACAACTGCAAGATCAAACATCGCAACGTCAAGCTGAAAGACAGGCGCAAACAGGAAAGACTGACGAAGAAATACTTGCAGAAGCCAAAGCGATTGTAGCTGGAATGGGGCCTAAACCCACGCCTACTCCTGCAGAGCCTCCCATGCAAGTGCGAACAGCTGATTTTCAAGACGCGAACAATAACGGCATTGATGACAGAGATGAGCCTGATTCAGGCGGAACCTTTATGCCTATGCCGGGAGAGCCTCCACCACGGGATGCTCCACCAAGAGAAGCTCCACCAGCTGCACCACCGCCGCCTAGGTTCGTAAACATGGATCCTCTGCAAGGCGTGCGCGAAACGTATGTGCCTACTAACATTCTTGGGCCTTCGTATGACCCAAATGTGCGGGAAGATTACGTTCAGAAGATGATGCAAGCAGGGGCAAACATACAGCAAGGTGGCTACCCAGGGTTCCAAATGCCGACATCTGCTGTGCCACAAGTGCAGTTTGGTGGATACGGCGCACCTGCACCAATGGCACCATTAGCGCCATATGCAGGACTAGCAGCGCCTCCGCAGCCTTATAGTGGCGCGATTGTTAACCCTGGCACGGGTGAGCCTGAGCCTGTTGGTATGGCACCGCCACCAAGGATTCCAGGCATATAAATGGATTCAATAGCTCTCGCTTCTTACATGATGAAGAAGTTTGAACAGTACGAGCAAGGTATTGTCGATTACACAACATCGGGCAATATCAAGACGATGGAGGATTACAGATTCGCAATGGGTGAGTTATCAATGCTTCGCACCCTGCGTGACGAAATAAAAGAAGCGTTGCAGATTGAAGGAGACCCCCTCGATGAGTGATCTATCTTTAGATTCCATCGCAGCAAAACCGTCCGTTACGGACGCATATGTAAGCGAGAACGAAAGGGTTCTAGACCCTACCGTGTTAGACAAATCTCTGATTGAAAGAATGCCTGAACCTTCTGGATGGCGACTATTAGTTCTGCCATACAAGGGCAAAGGCGTAACAGATGGCGGCATACAGCTTCTTGAGTCCACTGTGAGCAAGGAGAACTTGGCGACATCTGTGTGTTATGTCATGAAAGTCGGCCCATTGGCTTATCAAGATTACGATAAGTTTGGTGGCGAACCATGGTGCAAGAAAGGCGATTGGGTGCTTATCGGTAGATATGCAGGCGCTCGTTTCTCTTTGGAAGATGACCATGAAGTTCGCATCATCAATGACGATGAAGTGATTGGCACAATTATCAATCCTGACGATATTAAGTCTGCATAGGTGAAACATGAGCGAAGAAACATTGAGCGAAGCGTTATCTAAGCTAGATAACGAAGACGATATAAACAGGGCTGCGCTACCCCCAGGGCGTAGAGTCGAAGAAGAAGTTCAGGAAGAAGATGCAATCATTGAGTTTTCTGAAGAGGAAGCTGACGATCTTTTACCTGTCACAGATGATTCTATTCAAGAGGACTTTGAGGCCGCGGAACCAAACACCGAAGAAGAGCTTTCTGAGGCAGAGGTTAAGGCAAGAACAGCCCAAAACAGAATCAATCAAGCTGTAAAACAAGCCAAAGAGTATCAGCGTCGTGAGTTGCAGGCGTTGCAATACGCCAAAGAAATCCAGGCGCAGAACGATGCTTTAGCTAATCAGTTAAAGAATACGCAAACGTCTAGTGCTGAGCAGAATTTAAAAATTCAACAAAGCTACAGTCAAGAGATGGAAAACCGTGTTGAGACTCAAGCTCAAGCGGCTAAGCGTAACTTAAAGACCGCTTACGAATCTGGTGATCCAGAAGCCATGGCAGAAGCTCAACAGCTTCTTGCTCGAGCAGAAGCGGATCGAAACGCACTTGCGAAGTATCGGCAAGACTTGTCGGAATACAAAGTGCAATACGATGCGTGGCTTGAAGAACAGAATCAACAAGTTCAACAAGCGCCCGAAATTGATTTTTCAACAGCTGAGCAGCCTGTTTACGAAGAACCATCTGTGCGAGCACAAGAATGGGCTTCATCAAACGAATGGTTCGGAACAGATAGTGTGATGACAAATGTAGCATTTGCCATACACAATGAATTGCAGAGCAGTGGAATTGACTTAGAGTCTGATGAATACTACTCTCAAATCGATAGACGAATGAGGGAGGAACTTCCTCATAAGTTTCCCGCAGGAGGCGAACAACAACCCGTCCAAACCGTTGTCTCCAATACGCGCATAACAGGAAGTGGACGCAATCAAAATAATCGTCAAGTTAGACTTAACCCCAGCGAACAGCAACTTGCTAGAAAATTAGGGGTTCCGTTTAAAGAGTACGCAAAACATAAGAGAAGGTTGGAACGATCATGAGCGAAGAAACTACAACAGCAGGTTCAAACAGAACCCCACGGGGTGCTTCTTCTCGGTCTACTAAGGCCGCAAGAAAGCCATGGACACCACCTCAAGTATTGGAGACTCCAGATGCTCCTGAAGGAATGCAGTATCGTTGGGTGAGAACCCACATACGCGGTGAAGCAGATAAGACTAACGTACACATGCGCTTTCGTGAGGGGTACGAACCCGTACACCCAAGCGAAGTGACGGGTTATGACCTGCCTGTTATCGATGATGGTAACCATGCAGGCACAGTCGGTGTCGGTGGTTTGATGTTAACCAAGATTCCTAAAGAAACTGTGGAGGAGCGGAATGCTCACTTTGCGCGCCAGACCGATCAACAGATGAATGCTGTAGATAACGATCTGATGCGCGATGAACACCCTGCAATGCCAATTTCCAGAGAAAGAAAGACGCAGGTATCTTTTGGGCGAGGCAACAAATCTTAGCCTCATTTTGATTGTGTTTAACTAGGAGATTCAAAAATGGCAAATCAAGATGCCGCTTTTGGTATGCGTCCAGTTCGTATGGTGGGCGGTGCCCCCTATACTGGCGGACAAAGCCGATATCGAATCGCTGCTAACTACGGCACTTCTATCTTCCAAGGAGATATGGTTGCTCAGGTTACTGGCGGTACGGTAGAGGTACACGCTGACGGAGGCACTGTGCCTATCGTTGGTGTATTCAACGGTTGTCAATACACTGATCCTACAACTAAGGAACAAGTGTTCAGCAACTATTACCCTGCAAGCACCAATGCTTCAGACATTATTGCGTTCATCATCGATGACCCAATGGTGGTCTATGAAGTGCAAGCTGATGCTGCATTCCCAGTTGCTGACCTCTTTGGCAACTTCGATATCGTCTACACCAGTTCAGGAAGCACCGTAACAGGTATTTCTGGCGCTGAGCTTGAGGTATCAACGGGTGCAACAACTGCAGCACTGCCTATCAAGGCAATTGATATTTCTGGTGATCCAGAAAACTCAGATGTTGCTACAGCGAATACCAACGTTCTTGTTGTTATTCAGAACTCAATCTTCGGCCAAAAAGGCGCGGGCTTAGCATAGGAGGCTAACTAATGGCTATTTCAAGAGCACAATTAGCCAAAGAGCTAGAGCCTGGTCTCAACGCTTTATTTGGCATGGAATACGCTCGTTATGAAAACGAGCACGCTGAGATCTTTGAAACTGAAGCTTCAGACCGAGCGTTTGAAGAAGAGGTGCTGATCGTAGGCTTTGGTAACGCTCGTGATAAATCTGAGGGGCAAGGCGTTGCATACGACCAAGCTTCTGAAGGTTTTACTGCGCGTTACACGCACGAGACGGTTGCTTTGGCGTTCGCGCTAACCGAGGAAAGTGTAGAAGATAATTTGTATGACCGCCTTGGTGCGCGCTATACGAAGGCTCTCGCACGAAGCATGGCACACACTAAGCAGGTGAAGGCTGCAAACGTATTGAACAATGCGTTTTCTAGCTCTTTCACTGGCGGTGATGGCAAGTCACTTGTGGCTACCGATCACCCACTGGCTGGTGGTGGCACCTTCTCAAATCGTCCATCTGCATTTGCAGACTTGAACGAAACGTCGCTGGAGAATGCGTTGATCAGCATCTCTACTTTTGTGGATGATCGAAACATGATCTTGGCTCTGCAAGGAACCAAGCTGATTGTTCCGCCTCAACTGCAATTCGTAGCTGATCGCCTGCTAGAAACACCAGGGCGCGTCGAGACTGCGGACAACGACATCAACGCAATCAGGAACATGGGTCTGCTGCCTCAGGGCTATGCAGTCAACCACTTCTTGACTGACACTGATGCGTTCTTCGTATTGACCGACTGCCCAGATGGCTTCAAGCACTTTGAGCGCAGCCCGATTGCGACTTCTATGGAAGGTGACTTCAACACTGGTAACGTGCGTTATAAAGCCCGCGAGCGATACAGCTTTGGCTTTAGCAATCCACGCGCAGTGTTCGCTTCACAAGGCGCATAATTGTTCCACATGGAACAGTAAGAAAGGGGCACTTGTTGCCCCTTTTCTTTTTCTGCTGTATAAGTATTCCATCCCTGACAGGCGCATACCGTGCCTGACACTAGCCAAGACAGGAGATACCCATGGCTAATACAACATTCAACGGCCCAGTCCGATCTGAGAATGGATTTAAGTCCATAAGCAAAGACGCAACTAGCGGCGCAATCACTGAAATCACCACTTATGGTGGCGCTCCAGTTAGCCTTTCAGACGGCAACGTAACACTAACCAACGCAACTCATAGTGGAAGGATTCTTCTTGTTCCAGACGGTGGTCAAGATAATACTTATACGCTTCCTGCTCCTGTTGCTGGATCTGTTTTCAAGTTTGTATACGCTGGCGGCGCTGCTGATGCTACGGACGCGCTTATTGTTACTCCCGGCAACACTAATTTTTATATTGGTGGTGTTACTTTCTTAGATACAGACGGCAACGAAGTTAGTTCAGTATTCTCTGATGGAAACTCCAACAGCAGCATACAGTTGAATGTTCCTGCTGGCTTTGAAGTAACTATTGTCGGCCTAAACACAACTAACTATCAGATCTTTGGAAATGTAACGAGCACTACTGCGCCTGCTTTTGCTGACCAGTAATAGGAGAGCGAGATGGCTGATACAGTCACATCACAAACAATTCAGGATGACAATCGTAAAGCTGTCCTGAAGTTTACGAACATCAGTGATGGCACTGGCGAAAGCGCAGTAACCAAGATTGATGTCAGTGCTCTTCAGGCAAACAGCAAGGGCGATTCCTGCACAGAGGTGGCGATATCAAAGATCTGGTGGCAGTGTGTTGGCATGGGCGTTCAGCTTTTGAATGACGCAACCACAGACACTTTGATCATTGCCTTGTCTCCAGACTCAAACGGTATGCACGATTACACGCCGTTTTCTGGAATACCTAATAACGCAGGATCAGGTAAAACTGGCGATGTTCAGTTCACCACGATTGGTGCGAGTAGTGGCGATACATACACTGTGATCCTTGAGGTCATAAAGAGTTATTAATGGCCACTTCTGGAAGCAGAGACTTTGAACCAGATGTTGCGGAATACATCGAGGAAGCATTTGAAAGATGTGGCCTTGAGTTCCGCACTGGTTACGATGGCGTAACTGCAAGAAGATCTTTGAACCTTCTGTTTGCCGACTGGGCAAATAGAGGTTTGAATCAATGGACTGTTACCAATAGCGCAACCACGCTTACCGTTGGTGCTGAGTTTATTGACTTATCTGCAAGTACGATTGATGTATTGGACGTTGTCATTAGAAGAACCGAAGGCTCTACGACCACAGATATCACCATGGAGCAGATAGGTAGGTCTGAGTACTACAACATCCCTACCAAATCGACTCAAGCAAGGCCGACTCAGTTCTTCCTTGATAAACAACTGACTCCCCGTCTTTACATTTGGCCAGCATCAGAAAACGCAACAGACCAGTTGATCATCAATCGCTTAGTTCGTATTGAAGATGCAGATGCTAGTGTGAACACAGTCGATGTGCCTTTTCGATTCTATCCTTGTTTGGCGGCAGGACTGGCATACTACATAGCTCTTAAAAAAGCGCCTGACAGAGTTCAAATGCTCAAAGGGTTCTATGAAGAAGAGTTCGCTAGAGCAGCTGATCAAGATCAAAGCAGAGCTTCTTTGATGATATCTCCAGGTCTAAGATCTAGGATAGCGTAATGGCTTTTGCTTCTGGCAAGTATGCAATTGCCATATGCGACAGGTGTGGCTTTCAGTATAAATACCTCACACTCAAGAAAGAGTGGACAGGTTTTCGTGTTTGTCCTGAGTGTTACGAACCCAAACACCCGCAGCTAGAGCCTATTCACAATGTTTCTGATCCAGAAGCTTTGCGCTTCCCCAGGCCCAATCTTTCTCCTGATGTGGTTGCCGGGGCAGGCGTTGTAAGAACCATCGATGATAATCAGATGATGTCTACCACGGGGGATCCGATAGGTTCAGAATTCAACATAGATGGCGCAACTGGCTCTGTCGGAACAGTAACGGTGGTGACAACATGAGTTTTACATTAGCGACACTGAAGTCTACGGTTCAGGATTACTGCGAAACTGCAGAGACTACGTTTGTAGCTGACCTTGATACATTCATAAAAGAAGCTGAAGAGCGCATACTGAAGAATGTAGAGCTTCCTGTGTTCAGAAAGAACGTCACAGGTAACGCAACAACAGACTTTCCGTACTTAGCTACACCATCAGACTTCTTGGCCACATACAGTCTGGCACTGATCATTAACAGTGTTTACACCTATCCACTGTTCAAGCATGTGACTTTCATAAGAGATTACACGCCAAACGCAACAACGACTGGGCCAACAAAGTATTACGCCTTATTCGATGACAACACGTTTATCTTGGCGCCTACACCAGCTTCTGATTATTCGTTTGAACTTCATTACAAATATCGGCCCGCATCACTGACAACAACGTCAGGATCAAGCACCACTTGGCTTTCTGACAACGCGCCTGATGCTTTGCTGTATGGCACACTTGTAGAAGCGGCTACTTTTTTGAAAATACCTGAAGAGGCGGCTCAATATGAGCAGCGTTTTATGATGGCTATATCTGCTCTTAAAAAGCTTGGCGAAGGCTATGGCGCAAGAGATGAGTATAGATACGATATTGCCAGGGGGTAAGCTTGGCTTTGTTTGAGGCATCAAGTCTAGAGGTTGGCAGCGTTGTAGTGGCAACAACACAAATCAAAGGGCATGACCCAGAGTTTTGGGCAAAGGC